TTCGTATTGTACTCCGTAGAATACACCTAAAGCAGTTCCGCCTGCTGTAGCTCTTTCGACAGTTCCACTAGTTCCTAGTGTTACTAAATCTCCAGATGCTAAATTTGCAGCATACGAATTTGCAATCGGATATTCTTGAGGTCTGATAACTCCACCTGTTAAGTGTCTCAAAGGTATAAAACCTTGAGGGGCGTCTACATTTGCCATAGTTATTTACTCCTATTTGTTACTCTTTAAAGCCGCCTCTAGTAACTGAAGTCTTGAAGGACTGTGATATAGGTTGACCTGGCTGTTCTACTTTGTGAATATCTTGTTGAACTGATCTCATTAAGTTATCAGTCATTTTAGCGTAATATGCATTACGTTCATTCCACAATTCTTGTGGTATTTCACAGAGTACCATGCCTTCTATACCAATGTAGCCAGAAAACTTGCCATGATCTATCGTTGGAAAATTCTGGGCATCTTTAACCGTTTTAGGGTCACGAGGCTTCCAGCCTTCTCTCATTCGTTTAGCAACGTTTGTTGGCTGTTCCTGTCCCAAAACCATAGTTGCAATCCATCTCTGTTTGAAACCTGGTCTTGCTTCAGGTGCTTCAAGTAAATTACCTGGGCGCCAATTTGAAACTCTTGTAGATTTCTCAACTTGAGTTTCATGTTTTATTTTATTTGTTTTTTCCATAGTCGTGCTCCTTACTTCACGTATTGGTGCTAAAGTTTTTTACTTCTTTAGCAAACCGCTTTAGTGCCGCTTCATCATTGATATCAATGCCGAAATTTCTAGCTGTTGCCAGATCATCCTGCGTTAGCTTCACTCTGTTACTATCGCTAGTTTTCTTACGACTAACTCCAGCAACTGGAGATTGCACTCTGTTGTTCTTTTGTACCACATTTTTTTCTGTTTGAGTAGTGTTTTCTTCAGATTTTGTAAAATATGCTAAACCACTTGCTTTAAGTCGCTTATCCATTTCATCATAATAACCTGGATCATTCACATCCCAACCTTCTTCTGTAAGTTCTGCATCAATTCCATAAGCCATAGCTGTTTCTTTTCTATAACCAGGCTTATTAAACCATTGTGCGTTACTTTTTACCCAATCTCTTGCTAAAGGTGGCGCATCAGCTTTCTTTTTTTCTTCAGATTTAGGTTTTTCAGCTTTTAATTCAGAAGTTTTTTGTATTTGACCTCTTAAATCAGCCATTTTTTCATAAAGTTCTACTTGTTTTTCAGTATTACCTTCTTCAATTGCTGTTTTAAGTTGATCTGATACAGATTTATGTTGATTAGTCAAAGATTTATTTGCTATATCAAAAGTTTTTGACTCTAATTCAGCAATTCTTTGTTCTAAATTAACAGCTCTTTGTTCTGCTTCAGCTCTTTTAGCCACTTCTTTAGCAATTCTTTTACGAACTTTTTCAGAATATGGCATATCCTCTGAATATGCAGGAACTTTTGGTTTATCTTGTTCTTGTTTAACTTCTAATTTTTCTTCTTCTTGTCTTTCTTCTGCTTCGTTAACATATTTATCAATAGGATTTTGAGGAACCTCAATTTCCTTTTCAGATTTATCTTCATCTAATTTGACTTCTATGTCTTTCTGTTCTTCTATGTTTGCCATAGTTTTCTCCTATGTTGTCGTTAATTAAAATTAACGTATATTATATTTGTTGAGATACTACTTCCGGGCTGTCTAAGGTTGCAAGTATCTCATCATCATTTATTACTACCATTTTCACCTTTTGTACAGATACTTTTGATCCAGCATATCTACCAAACAAAACCCAATCACCAACTTTACACCAAGGTTTAGGTCTATCTGAATAACATTCTGGCCCCATTGCAACTACTTGTCCTACAGAATTTAAATAACTTTGTTGTTCTTTATTTGTATCAGTTAAATAAATTCCACCTTTTGTTTTTTCAATTACACCTTTAGGTCTAATTAAAATTCTATAACCAACAGGTTGTGGTACTTTTTCTGGTGTAGGTACACTATCATCTGTTGCCCATATATCTTTACTAATCATCGTCTACATCTCCTTTTTTATATTTTTCAACCATTTCATTTATGATTTCTAATGATTTATCTAAACCTTGTCCCATTCCATGAACACGTTTAAATTCTTCGATATCATCAACTCCTTTTGATAATAAATTTTTTCCTAAGTCTTCTTTATAATTTTTTATTTTATTTTTTATCGCTTGTATTAGGTGTTCCATTTGTAACTTTCTTCACAAGTAATTTTAATAAACTTTCAAAATTTAAATTCATATTTTGAGACACTTGTGCAAATTCTCTCGGTTTAACATCTTTAATTGAAAGTTTTTTATTTTCAAGAAATTTTTTTGCCTTTCTAATATCCTCAGGTTTAATTGCCATTAACCTTCTCTTTTTACTATTCTTGATGCAGCTTCTACTATTTTAGCTTTAGTTTCAGCGTCTTTTCTGTTTTGAAGTCTTTCGTTATTTTTAACACCTTCTTCAAATCTTGCTTTTCTAATTTTCAATTCTTCTCCTTTTAATTGTAAATTAGCTTGCTTCTCTTGCATTTCCATGTTTTGTTTTTCTTGCTCAGGACTTGGTGGCATCGTTCCCATCAGATTTTGTGCCGCCTGAGCTGCAGCTGCTGCAATTCTATTTTCTTCTTCAATAGTAATTTCTTTAGGTTTTTCATCATTAAATTCTTTATTAAATTCTCCAGAAGAAGTTGGCATACCATCAGGAACTTGAGATTGCATTTGTTGTTGATATAAAAATGCCATATGCTGTCCAATATGAGCTAACATTTGTCCATATAAAATTTGTTTAGCTTCAGGGTTTCCAGCAAATCTTGGATCATTAATAAATTGTTGATGAACAGCTATATGCGCAGCATGATCTTGTTCTTCAAAAACTTTTATAGGTTTACCATTAAGTAATGCCATGTTTTCTGATACTGGATCACGTCTTGGTATTTCATCTTCTTGAATCATCAAATCATTATAATCAGGAATGTTTAATGATTGTAAAAATCTTCTATATGCTTCTTTAACATCAATTATATTTGGTGCTTGTTGAGCTAATTGTAAACCAGTCTGAGCAAGAGCTATACGCTGTGCTTGAGAAAAAATGTTAGGGTCGCTAACAGGCACAACACTAATATCACTTGAAAAATCTTTTCTTCTGATAGTTTTACGTTCTCCAATAACGTCATAAGGATATTCATCATCTAAGTATTCTCCATTTAGTTCATATATTAATTTAAATTCTCTTCCTTGAGCTTGATGTAATCTTTTATGTATTGCGCTAAATACTTTAGAACCTTGTTCAATTAATGCAATAGTTGTACCAACTGGTCCTGATCCTGCAGATTGACCAACCATCGCATCAGCAATAGAAGCAAAACGTCTGCCTGATTCTGTTAAAACTCCTAGAAGCTGAAGGAGAGTAGGTGAAGGTTCTTTGAAAGGTAAAGGAATAAAACTCTTTCTTAAATCATCGCCATAGGCTTCTACTTCTACCCACTCTCCGGGGGAAACGGTAATATCACCGCCTTCAATTCTTGCACCTTTAGCCCTAAAACCTCCGTTTAAATTAGCAAAAGCTGCTGAATCTAATAAAGCTCTTAAAGCACCAGTAGATGCATGTTGAAGACCGCCGATCATTTGGATTAATCCAAATCCATAAAATCCTAAACCTGGTAAATATTTATAATGTATAAAATAAGTTCTTTTTCTTTTTAAAGTATCTTCCTCTTTCCAGTTTCTTCTGATTGCTAAAACTGCAGTTGAATCATAATCTATAGTTACAATATATGGTAATGCTATTCCGTTTTCATCTTCTCCTAAATCTAAATTTGCATGAACTTCTAAAAGAGTATGCATTTTATCTGCCATACTAGGAGACATACCTTCAAGTCTTTGCATAGTTTGTGTTACTTGATCTTGATCTTTAGTATCACTAGAAGAATATTTTGTTAATGGAACATCTCTATAAAAACCATCAATCTGTTGTTTCTTTAATTCGTTAGAAGACATTTTCATTACTTGTGTATATCTTTCTGCAGTTTCTAAATCTGTATTTTGATATGAAATTACAAATTCTTCTGCCGGTACAAATTTACTGCATATTCTATCTAAACCATTATCAAAATATATTTTTTTAAATGCAGAACCAGCTAATGCTAAATAAAATAACATTTGATCTAATTCATTAAAATAATCAGTGATTTGATTTGTTACTTGATAATTCATAAAGTCTTGAACTCTTTGAGCTTGTTCTAATTTTTTATTAGTTTGTTTACCAATTATTTGAGTTTTAACAGGGCCACCTGCAGGAAACATTTCTGATATTGCTCTTGCTTGAAACTGAGTTGCTGCTTCTGACATTAACGGATGATGAACACCTGAAGCTCCCGGGAATGGATCGCTTCTATCTTCAACAACTACTCCTAGCATTTTAAGACCTTTTGAATATTGATCTTCCCAATCTTTTCTTGAAGATTTATCATCTTCATAAGCTGTAATAAGTTGTTTACCTATTTTATTTATTTCTGTTTGATCTAATTCCTCTGCTAAATTAGCATAATGATTTGATTCAAAAACTTCTTCCTCTTTCTCAGTTTGATCTTGATCTACATCTACACGAACTTTCTCACCTTTTTCGTTAGTATATTCAAGTTTCTTTTTTTCTAATTCAACTTCTAATGCCATTATTTCCAACCAGTTAATTTAAGTATTAATTTTTCTAACCAATCTATAAATTTTTTAAATTTTTTTTTCATCTTTACATCCACATTTACATGCTTTTATTTTAAATATTCTACAAATTATTTTTTTTAACCACATCATGCTTTTTTTGTTTTCTTTTTCTTACGTCCGTCAGCTCTTCTGTTTTTGTCTCGTCTACCTTTTAAAATATCTTTATCTACTTTTGCAGCTTTACCACCAGTAAGAGCTGAATTTACTCTAGCCATCGCCCATGCTTGTGGACTTACACCTTTTCTATGACCACTTGTTCTATATGCTGCTAATCCTCTGTTATAAATTGCTCTTATCTTTGAAGCAGATACTCCTGTCTTCTTTGCTTTATTTCTTATCGCTGTTGCTGTACTTGATTTCTTAGCCATACATTCTCCTAAATTTTTTATTATGTTTACTTTCCTTTTTTGAACCTACAAACTTTCCACCTTTTTTATCTCCAGGTAAAACACCAGAACCTTTATTATCTTTGTTCAATCTTTTTAATGCAGCTTTTCTTTTAGCTCTTAACTTACCAGATGTTCCAGCAAGATATTGCTTTTTAACTTTTTTACCTTTTGATTTTCTTCTTTGTGGTGTAGTCATTTCTTTTTTAAACTGTGTTCTTGTTAATACCATTACTTTTTCTTTTTTCTCGCTTCAGAAAGAGCAATAGCAATTGCTTGTTTTCTCGATTTAACTTTTTTCTTAGACTTACCAATTGGTAATTTACCTTTTTTATATTCTCTCATTACCTTAGCAATCTTTTTTTCTTTTTTAGTTTTTCTCATTTAGGAAATCCTTTTCTCATATTTTTGTATGCTTTTTTAGATATAGTGGATTTTTTCTTAGTTCTACTAATACCTTTTTTTCTTCGAGCATTTATGTTTGCATATAGACCTTTTTTCATTTGTGCATAATACCTCCTGGTTCACACCATATCTAATCCTATTGATTTATAAAACAAAAATACTAATATGTAAAATGTATTATGGTCTGAGAGTCCAAATAATCATTACTGCGATAGCTATCATTGCAAGTATTGTATTTACTGGTATTATTATTTCCACTAACTACTTACTCCTATAAGCCATAACATAAGAAATATATAACATATTGGTTCCATTATTTAACTATGATTTTTTTAATTGATTTTGATCCATCAATATTTAACTCTATTTCAGCTTCTCCTCGCCAACATTCATATCTAACATTTTTACTGTAATTTCTCTCAGCTTCTCGTTTATGTTTTAAACATATTCCCATACCATCTTGTATACGAGCTTCTTTAATTTCTCCACTTACAAACATTAATAATCCTACTACAGCTTCAATCATAATACCTTACCTTTGTTAGGGCCTTCTTTCACAACATATTTTTGTGTTCCGTTAGCGCCAATTTCAACTTCTTTTTTTAAATCTTTTACAAAACGCATTTGTTTTGCTTTTTTCTGCATATCAGAAATATATTTAATTACCTGTTTTGTTATACGATCCGTTGCCATTATAATACATATCCCTGTTTTTATCTTTTAATTCTTCAATATCTTCTAACACTTTATCCATTTGTTTTCTAAGAAATTCTATGTTAACTTTATTTAAAGCCATTGATTCAAGATGTTTATTAATCTTATCTGTCTGCTTATATAAATCCTCTAGCATCATGAATTGTTCTGAGTCCGCAGGTAAACTACCCATTTCTCCTCGAGGCCATTTAATTCTAAACTCTGTATTTTTTTCTAAATCAGAACTCATTAATTCTAATTTTGTATCGTGTTTGTTAAGTTGCTCTATTATTCCAAAATAACCCCACACGCCGATTGCAACGATTGCGATTAGACTGGCAACCGTTTTCATTGGCATTTGTACTTGTTGTTCCTCTCCTATTTTAAGTGCCACTTAAATACTCCTCTAATTTTTTTCCTGCTGGTGATAAAGTTATAACATAAGAAAAAATACTTGCTAACAAAGCTGTGCAGAATGCTTCAGCATACCACTGACCAAAATGAGTTTTATGAGTAGCTAAGTCTGCAATAAAGCAACCAATAAACATAAGTATCGGTAATTTTAAATGAAACTTTAAAGGTATGAATGATAAAGTTACAACAATCATACCTGTAATTACTCCTGTCTTCGTAGCAATAATAGCATGTTTACTAGTTAGACTTGGTATATTACCTTGCACCATAAAGATCATACAAGATAACCAAGCTAAACTTAGTTTATGAAAAAATAAAGCTATCTTTCTTTGAATCATAATAATTTACTAAAAAATAATAAAGCTACAGTCCCCACCGCAACTAATAAAACCCAATAGATTTTGTCTATCTTGCCACCCAATTTTTCAATATCATCGTGCATATGTTTTAAATGATTATTTTTTATAGAGTTAACATCTCTAGTCAGACCTGTAATGTGGCCATATAAAGCTATA